TCCACCAATGTCGTCGTTCACACTGTACACACTGCTATGACCTTTGCTATTTCTACACTCCCAGATGTTATCATTATTGATGAATGCTACACTTACCCTTCAGCCACTCTCGCTTGGTTCACTTCTCTAACCCACGGACCCCGTGTTATTTTCCTCGGTGATCCGAAACAAATCCAATGCATTGACTTCGAAGGTTGTTGGTTTGACGACATTCCACTTTTGGAATTTGAAGAATTTCTTCTTCATCACAAATTCACCACCACCTACCGCTGCCCCAAAGATGTAGCCGCTCTAGCATTCATCCAAGCCGCTTACCCCGGCCTGACTTCCCAGAGTTCCGTGGATTCTTCCATCGAATTCATCATTGACAAACCAGCTCTTTACCACAAAGACGGTTTCCAACACATTTCATTCACCCAACTTGGCAAAGCCTGCTATTCACAATACAACTCTTGTACTGTCCACGAATCGCAAGGTCAAACTTTTGAAAATGTGATTCTCCACCTCAACACTACTCCTGCTGATATTGGCCTGGTCAAGAAGTCCCCAAGCCATCTCATCACTGCCGTCACCCGACACACGAACAAGTTGTATATTTGCGACGAAACAATTAGTTCCCTGTTAAACATTCTCAATGATGTTCCGGAAATCAGCATTCCCCTTGCCAAATCCAACATTGACATTCAAGCCATTCCAGACACAGACAACAGAACACAAACTTGCATCACGGAGCGAATAAACACAGAAAAATTACCTTATGCTACCTGTTCTGCTACATTAGCAGCTACTTGCATGGTCCTTCAAGACGCGTTCCCTATGCAACCACAAACAGAATACCAATCTATTCTCGACCGTACCATTCCTGAAATTCACGCCAAAGCAACTTTACGCCCTCATGCCCTCGGTAAAGATGAACTGTATCAATCCAAAACACATACAGTCCACACTTTCCCAGAGCCCCAGCGCGTTAAGGTTACCAGATCCACTGACCAAAGGATGTCTTTAATATCCATGGCCAAACGATCAGGCGCTAAAACGAAGAACCTCCCTGACCTCACCTGCTCAAGAGAAGCAAGACGCCTTTTCAAACTTGTTAATGATGAATTTATATTCCATGTTAACGATGATGATTTACGTCTTTGTTATTACGATGCAGCCCTTAAGTTCACCACACGTGGACATGACCTCACAGACCTTCTCAACATCACGGATTGGAACGATCAATCTGCCAACAAAGTTAAGAATTTCTTAAAAGCTCAGCAGAAACCTTCAACGACAAGTGATCCACTCACTAAAGCGAAAGCTGGTCAAGGTATCTCTGCCTGGTCTAAGACTCTCAACTTCCAAATCACTATCTGGACAAGAATGCTTGAACATATCATGACGAAACAATCTAAAGGTAGAGTAATAATCGCTACAGGTTACACAGATGAGCAAATGATGTCCCTTCTAGAACAAAATCACTCCAAAGGAAGCTTAATGTTTGAGAATGATTGGACAGAATTTGACTCAAGTCAAAACAACCTCACCCACTCCATCCTTGCACTCGCACTGCAGAAAATGCAATGTCCCATCGCCATCCTCGCACCATTCCTTGAACAACTCGCCAACCGCAAATTAATTGATGAATTTTTAACCATTGAAGTTCAAGGGAAGAAAGACTCTGGATCTCCTCATACCCTTATTGATAATTGTCTATTTAATCTAGCTATCCATCTTGATATCCTTTCTGATTTCAATTACCTTTACATAAAAGGCGATGATGTCCTGGCAACAGGCCGATCATTAAAATGGAACCTACCTAAAATGGATGATTACCACAAGAACTGCGGTTATCAATTTAAACCAAGTAAAAGTCACTCTTGCGGCTTCGTATCCTTCATCGTGAATGACTTTGGCGCTGCTTACGACCTCCCCCGACTTGCCTCCAAAGTTTTGACTAGAAATTACACAAACCTCGAAGACTACACCAATTACCAAGAATCTATCCAAGTGATCCTCCGATCAGTTACAAATGATGTGGGAATAAATATGACTAAAGTCAATCACTATCACCACAATACCAACTATCGGAGACAAACCACCCAAGCTTCTATGGACATCCTCCTATCTTTCCTAGTTAAGTTTTCCAAGAATAAAATTCCTTTCACAGACTTAATTACCCGCGAAAATTCGACTTTGTTTTGCGACCCTAAAGAAACCAACAGGACCCATACATACAAGATCCCTAGATTACAAGGTCCCATCCCGAAAGTCTTCTCTGGCTTTAAGAATGCCGCGCTCACCACACTTTCTTTCATTGAATAAGGGGTTTAAACTATTCACTACTTGCACAATCTCTCCGGAATTTATATACATAACCTGTATGCTTGTACTTTATAGTTGAAATGCCACCAAAACAGAACAGTAGCAATAACTCCCGTAGGAAGAAGGGAAATGGAAACGGTAATCGCCGCAAGCGTACTGCACGTCCTAGAACCACAAATCGCCTGAGCACTAGACTCGGTGGAAATGGTCTCTACAATGTAGGTGCACTTCGTCGTCCAATGATCAATAAATCTTTTATTGAGGTTGGCACCGATTTCCTTGGCCCCCTTACAGTTAAAGCTTCAACACCGAACGCCTCAGACAAAATTCTTCTTGCCAACTCCATCAGTCCTTCTGCCTTCCCGGGCACGCGTATCACCCAACTTTCTAATTTATGGGAAAGATACCGGTTCCGGAAATTTCGCCTTCGTTGGGTCCCTGCTGTACCAAAGACTATTGCTTGTCAGCTTATCATCTACCAGGATACGGACCCTCTTGATGATCCTACCATCATTACTGACCCCGACGCCCTTGTTCGTCAAGCCGTCGCCCAAACAGGATCTCAAGCATTTAACTTCATTAATGGCCAAGTTATCGATTTAGCACAGAGGTCTGATCGCAACAAACTCTATTACACTGGTTTGGACAAACAAAACGACCGATTCAATCGACAAGGTAACTTCTACGTTATCCAGGTCACCGACCCTCTTAATTTCAATGGTGTTCCTCTTACTGAAAACATCATGGCCGGTTCCCTCTATGTTGATTGGATTTGTGAATTTCAAATCGCCCAAATCAATCCTTCTACTTTTGTCCCTCCTACTCCTCCGGCTGCCCTCAATTACAAGGTGACTAATATCATCTCTGTAAGCAGTCTTCTGTCAGTCACAACTCCCTTGGTCCTTGGTACCGTCACGATTAATGCACCTGCATATTTGGACTTCGGTCGAATCCATTGTTCCGATGCACCTCTTCCTGATGGTATCCTTGGCTCTATCGACTCGTCACAAGCGATCAAGGTTGAGTCCACAATAGGAAACACCACCACTTTTCCCCTCCCTGCTCTGTACCCTGCCGGAACCTATCCTATTTCGTTCCTAGCGCACATTGCACCCACTATCATTCACGAGTTTTCAGTGCAGGCTTTCTCATGTCATTCTGACATGACCCTCACTTACACTCCCTGATTACACCCCGTTTATGGGTTTATTTATTCATCATGAATTATTATATTAAACTTCGCGCCTGTGTGCGTTGCCATTCTGGTAACTTCACTATCGTTTCTATTTTCTATATAGATAAAGAGCAGTTAGCACTCGTCAAGTGTCTTAATTGCGCCAAACTACACCACTCCGTCCAAGTTATAACCGGACCTTAAGCATAATGCCCAAATATGCTTTAGCAGATTAACATACACTGTTTCTAGAACTCGAATTTGACACCCTCCTGAGTTCCGTCC